TCAATGTTTTTTACACCTAATGCTTCATACATGTTTCTATAAACTTCATAAGTATTATGCATTCCAGGATTTGACATTGCCAATTGCAGTTCCGTTTGTGCGATAGAAATTCGCTGAGTTTGAGAGAAAATATTTGGATCTGCAACTGGCACTATATCTACTCTGTCATCAAAGTCAGCTTGTTTAATTACTCGCTGTCCTCCAACAACATCATAAGGATATTCTGGAGGTAGATATAATTTGAATACTCTTGCCAACAAGTTAAACTCTTGTTTTAAAGCAGCATAAATTCGTTTGTGTATTGCAGACATTGTTCTGCTTCCTCTTTCAAGTAATGCAACAGTTGTACCAACTGCAGCAGCTTGATTACCATCACCAATATCTAAATCAGCGATTGATGCAAATCTTTGACCTGCTTGAACAACTACGCCCATTAAAGCAAGTAATGTTTGAGAAGGTTCTTTGTATGGTAAAGTCATAAATGAATCTCTAATATTTCCACCAGGAGCATCTACATCTCTCCATTCACCTGGTTTAATAGATTGAGCATCATCTCTAATTCTAATTCCTCTTTGTTTAAATCCAGCTGGTAAATTAGATAATGTTCCTGCATCTAATAATTGTCTAAGAGCAACTGTAGCTGTACGCGACAATCCACCAATCATATGAATCAAACCAAATCCGTAAAAACCTAGACCTGGTAAAAATTTAAAGTGTACAAAGTATTGTACTTTTTCTTTTTTAGGATTGTTTTGTTCCCAATTTCTTTTAATAGATAAAATTTCTGCGCTACCTTCTTCAATAGTTACAATGTAAGGAAGTTTTATTCCAGAGGGCTCACCAGTCTTGGGATTAATATCTTCAAATCCTTCAAGATCTAAATTAACATGACATTCTAATAATGTATAAACATCTTCATCATAACTTGTTTTAGAAATACCTTCTAATTGTCTTTCTTTTTTAGTAAGATCATTTTCAAAATCTTGAGTAGGTCCCATTAGTTCAATGTCTCTATAAAAACCTGCAACTTGTTGTTTACGCAAATCATTTCCTGAAATTTTAATTACATGGACAATAGATTCAGCGTCATCTAAAGAAGTTGCTGAATAAGGAACTACTAAATCATCTGCGGGTACAAATTTAGATACTCCTCTTCCAAGAATTGAATCAAAATAAACTTTTTTAAATGAAGATCCTGCAAGGGGTAAATAAAATAACATTTGATCAAACTCTGGTTCATATTCTTTCATGACATCCATGATTTGATAATTCATAAATTCTTTAACTCTATCTGCTTGTTCATTTTTTTCACGAGAAGAAAGTCCAACAGTTTGAGTTCTTACCGGACCATCTGCTGGTAATAATTCTTTATATGCTAATGCTTGAAACTGAGTTACTGCTTCTGCTAATACTGGATGTGTTGCACCACTAGCTCCTTGAAATGGTTCTGTTCTATTTTCGTATTTAAATCCTAAAAGATCTAAACCTTCTCTGTAAGCTTTTTCCCAATCTTTTCTTGAAGCTTTATATTCTAAATAATCAGCAGTTAGTTCTGCTCCTAAATTTCCTAAAAAACCTTCTTCTAAAAATTCTGCTAGGTTTGCATTATGGTCTAATGCTTGAGTTTGCTTCATAGCATTAGGGTCAAAATTTATATCAACACTTCCATCCTCATTTGGATTAATTTCTGTTTCTCCAGATTGAGAATTTAGATTCTCATAAGCTGGATCCACATTAACATCCTGTGGATTAGTTGATAATGGATTAACCTCGTTTGGTAATGCCTTGTCTATTCCCGCCATTTAATATTTTCTCCGATTGAACCACTTTAACCTTATTATAGGAAATATTCAAGCCTTGTGGGCACGGTCCTGATCTAGGTGGTACTGTAGTTGTTAGTTTTTTTGGTTTTATCATTTTATTATCCATTAGTTTAATCCTTCTTTTCCTTTTTCAATACTTTCAACACCTATTAATTTATGTTCTTCATTTGGTAAAAATCTTTTATTTACAGGGTCCCATGTATCAACAGTTTGAATAATTCCTCTACCTGTTTCTGGATTTACAGTATGTCTTTGAACATATCTTCCTACTGAATGACCTTTTTCAGGATCTATAATAATAAAAGCATCATTTAAAGGATCTTCCATAGGAAACATTTTTTTAGATAAATTTTCAAATTTTAAATTTGGATCTATTATTTTATCTAATGCTTTTGCCATATCATCAACAGCATCATAAGCGTGTTTATCTGCATATGATTTCATTTCATCTAATACGCCATGATATTCTTTTGGTAAATGTTCTTTTGCGTTTTGAATTTTTTGAAGTAATGTTTCGTGTTTGTTACCTTTAAATCCACCTGCATAAGGAGCTAATGCTTCTTCAGCTGCTTTTGCAATTCCTTCAGATTTAGCTGTGTAACCAAGCATGTGTGTACTATTTTTTAATTCTCTTACACTATCAGAAATATTTCTTAACATTTTTAAAAAGTTTGCACTTCCACCTGTTTGAAAACTAGCTCTTCCTCCAGTTGCTAAACTTATTATTCCATCACTTGGTCTTCTATCATATAAATTTGGCATAACAGGTCTTGATTCTTTAGGAACTATATCTAATGGATTATATTTTGGCATAACATTTAACATATTTTCTTCTTCTATTTCATAGTTTGGTTTTTTAGCTGCAATATTTCCAAGCAACTCTAATTCAGAGTAAGATTCATATTTGCTTAAAGGATCTTCCGGTCCTAATCTCTTTGCTTTATAAATACCTGCTAAAGGTGTTTCTTGATTACTTAAAGTTGGTATTTCTAATTCACCATCAGATCCTTCAGCGTATCCAACTCTTCCTCCAATTTTAAATTCAACTCCTGTTGGTTTTTCTTCTGCATAATATTTTTCTTTTAAACTAGCATCTCTTTCCAATAATTTATTTAAAACATTTTGTTTATATTGTTGTTTCTCTTCTTGCGTCATGTAATTTTGAGGTCCTTCTACCGGGCCAAAATCAGTTACTGGTGGATATGGATTCATTGGTATTTGTTTTTTTCTAATTTCTTTTTCTATAAGATTATCTATTTTATCTTTTTCACTTAACATTTTATCTGCATACCATTCATGTCCAATGCCCGGTATTTCAGATATGTCAATTGTTCTATCATTAAGAACGGTATTAACAGATTCCATTAATTTTTCTTTTGGTGATTTTAAAATATCTTTTTTAAGAGCTTCTTCATCACCAGACATAATCTGACCTATAGCTTTTGCTGTAGTTCCAATAGGTGAAGCTTTTAAAAGTCCGATTGCAAAATTACCAGGGTCTTGTAGTGTTCCTTTAATTGCTCCATAAGCTGCAGCTTCTCCTTGACCTAAACCTGCTTCTTGCATTTGTTCAGAATTAAGTACCGCTCCTAATGCTGGATTAAATACTCCTCCACTAAGATTCCAATAACCTTTAGCAGCTTTACCAAGACCGGCAAGTACATTTGATTCTACAAGATTAGCTGGGAAAGAATATAGTGGTAATGATTTTTTAGATGCAGGGTTTTTAAAAAGTTCTTTTATATCATCTACAAGGTCTGGAGTATATTTATTAGCATATTTAAGAATTGCTTCTTGTCTTTTTGGATCTGCTAATATTTCTTTAAAATCATAAGGTGTAAATCCTCTATCTATTTCTGCTTGAATTTTTGGAATTACTTGATTAGTTAAAAATTTTATTTTTTTATCGGGAGACATTTGCGCTATTTCTTTTATGTCTAAAACTTTATTTGTTAAACCAAATTTAGCTTTTTTACCTTCAAAAGAAACATCTAATGTTTCAGGATCAACTGTAATTCCTATTAATCTCCCATTTGTTTTTTTTGCTTCTACTCTAACTTTATCATTTATATCTTCTAATTTTCCAGATAGTTCATCTGTAAGTCCATTTTTTTTAATATCATCTATAAGGTTTCTTTGTTTTCTATACAATTTTTCTAAAATATCTTCGGAAGGTTTAATAATAACTTGATTAATAAGCCTTGAATCAAAACCTGTTGTTCGTGTATTAAATTGTAAACCTAATTGTTTCATATGTTCTTTTGAAACTCGATGTGCTAAATCAATTTTTTTCATTAAATCTTGTTCTTGTAAAAATGGTTTTTTAATTTTAGTTACTACATCTCTTTCTACTCCAAGATCAGATGTAGCTTTTAAGTTTTCAGCTAATCTATTTCTAATATCACTTTTTGTTTGTGGAGTTGCATAATCTAATTCATATTTATCTTGTAAAAATTTAATAGCTCTTGTTGCTTGTCTTTCACTTATTGGATAATTTTCAGAAAAATATTTTATATTTTTTTCAGATTTACCTTGGGATTGTGAAAATCTTTCTTTTAAATCTTTTAAAAAATTTTTTTCTGTTTTTTTATCTGGGAAAATAACATCATTAATTTCTTCTGATCCTTTAGGAGCAGATACAATAATTCTATTTGGATTTAAATTAGATGCTTTTGTTTCTAATGTAGTTAAACCAGATTGTATGTTTTTCTTTTTAGCTTTGTTTACAAAGTCACTCTGCCAGTCATCTACTTCAGATTCTTTTAATCCATAAACTGTTTTAGCAATTTCTCTTTGTTCTTTTGTAAGAGGTTTAAATGCTCTATGTTCAAATCCTGTTGGAAAGCTACCATCTTTGAATTCAACTCTTCCACCTGTTGCATAACCTTGTTCTATTTGAGCATTCAAGTGAGCTGCGTGTTCCTCGCTGCTCATCTCTCGTGGCTCGGCTGGAGCTTGAGGAGCTGGCATCGGGATTTCTATTTTTGATACATCGGGGCGAGTGAGATATTTCATCATCTCTCTGTATTCATGAATCTTCATTTTATTCTCCGCTTAGATAGCCAAGACCTACGCTTCCGCCACGAGCTTGTTTAGTTCTTGTAGTATTTTTCATAATATCTAAGATCTCATCTGGCTTCATTCCTTTTTCTTGCATCTTCATTGCTTCATCAATAGTTGCCATTACTTCTGCTTTTCTTTGTGGATTATCATCCACCATAATTTGTTTTAAAAGATTATCATCTATTATGTTTCCATATTTTTGTTGTATTGATTGCATTTCTAAAAATTTATCATAGTCTTTACTGTTGGATGGATCTAATCCAAGTTCTATCATCTTATTTGTTTTTTGAACTCCTTCTTGCATAGCTTGTTTCATTTCATTTGATACTGACATTTTATTTTGTCTTTTAGTCATTCTAACATCATCTACATAAGCCAAAGCTTTTTTATAAAAACCAAGTTGTTCTTTTTGAGAAAGATTATCATAATTTTTACCTTTCATTTCAGCCATAGATTCTGCAATCATATCAGGAGCAATCTTATCTCCAATATCCACACGGATTTGATCGTGTGCATTAAAAGCATCTTCATGTTTATTTTTTAAATCCTCTACAGTCATCACTGGTTTTTTTGGAGAAGTTACTTCGCCTGTTTTAGGATTCATAACTTCCATTGAAGATTTACCTTTTAATTGTTGATTAACTATATTTGCAATTTCTTCTGCGGATTTTCCATATGTTTGTTTAAACAAACCTTCTACAAGTTCTGGTTTAGATCTTTCTAATAATCCTCTATTAAAATCTTTTTCTTTAACCAACATGTCAATCATGTATTTTAAAAATCTATTTGTAGGCCCACCTGTTTGGTAACCAATTCTTCCACCTTCTGCTTTACCTTCAAGTTTAGATTGAAGTAAGTTTTTAAAATCTTGATAAGATGAACTAGAAGGACTTGAAGATTGTAGTGCTGCTAATCTATTTAAGTATTGATCTTTTAAAGACATAGATGAATCTGGTTGTGTTGTTTGTGTATTTGAAACAGGGGATATAATTCCTTGATTCATAAGTTGATTAATTAAATTTTGAAAACTTGAAAAAGTTCCTTGTGGTACCGGTTGTCCATCTACCGCAGTTATAATTCCAGTTAAATTAGATGCAATATTTCCAAGTCCATATTTATTTCTAATAACTCCACCTGTCGCCATGCTGTAATTACCTTCACCACCTGTTAGATAATCAAGTCCTTTTGGTTGTTGTGTTCCATTTTCTATTTGTGGTGGTGTTGATTTTTCTCCAAGTGCTTCTATTCCAATTCCTCCAACTACTGTAGGCGGTCCTAGTTTTTTTATAACGTCTGTTAAGATATCTAATATTTTATTTCTATCTTCAACTCCATATGCATCAAATTTTTTACCTTCAGAAATAGCATTCATTTCTTCATTTATTAATTTTCTATCACCAGACTTTAAATAAAAATCATAAATTTCTTTTGCGGTTTCATTATCTAATTTTTCAGAACCTTTTGGAACAACTATTCCATGTTTATTAATAGTTGCATTCTCCATCATTTTTTTAAATTCTTCTGGTTCCATATATTCTTTAATTGGTTTTTCTCTTGGCTGAAAAACTTTTTCCCAATTTGAAGTTTCATTTTTTTTTAAAAATTTTATTGCATCTTGTGGAGATTCCATTCTGTAAAACTTTTGTGCATTATCAAATAAATCTTCTAATGCAGCGGATCCATACCATTGACTAAACTCATCAAGAACATCTTTATTTGTCATTCCTCTAATAGTTTCTTCAACTTCTTTTGGAACTTTTAATTTACCGGCGTTTAAATCTTGATACATAATTTGTCTTGCAACAGCTCTAACTAAACCTTCATCTTCAATACTTTTCATTTCTCTATAAGAATGAAAGTATTCATCTAATATTTCACCTGCACTCCTTTTTTTACTTTTAGCAAATTCTTGTTCTAAATTTTTTCCAAGGCCTTCTAATTTTTTTCCTTGTTGTTCAACTTGTCCTGCTAATGTTGTTGGAGGATTTACTGTTCCTTGTGTTTGAATTAAATCTTCTAATCCTTTTCCAGTCACTGGCTGCTTGTCTCCAATTCCTATTACCTCGGCACTTACTTGTGGTTTAATTTCCCCAGTTGATACAAGATGATCATGTAATCGTCTAACATTGCCTTCATAGATAGCTTTTTCAGAATTATTCATCTTAGCAATGTAAGGAGCTTCATCTGCTATAATCTTTTTAAGTTTTTCTATTAACACTGGATTATCTGAAGCCCTAGCAACATCAAAAGAAGTTGTAGTTGGATTATTTTTATTAGATGGAAATTTAATAACGTTTGTTCGAGTACCTATTGTTCTTGACATAATATTCTTACCGAATATTGCCTGTAACATTTCAAATAAATTCATCATTAGTAATACTCTTTGGTTGTATGGGAAGTTGGTTCGTCCATAAAGTCATCGGGATGATCCACAAACCCACCTTGTCTAAATCTCATTACAGCTTGAGTCATGGAATCCACAAGGTCATCATGGTCTCCATAAGGAAAAGCCGCGCATTCCTCAATTACCTCTTGTGCAAACTCTTTATCAACCGGTGCCCATATCTGACCCGATTCAAACAAAGGTGCTACAGAGTTAACTCTGGTATGTTTATCATTACCCTTTGAAGGTGTATAGTTTATAACAGGGATCCCCATTTTTCGCAATTCATAAGTTAATGGCAGTCCAGAAGCTTTAGCTTCAATTAAAACTGTTTCAGGATTCCAATATTTATACTGCTCATATGCAACACGCCTTAATTCTGGAAACTCAAATCTATCTTTAACAGCATCTAATAATATTAATTGAGGTCCTGAATCTTGGTTTAAATGAAATACTCCCCATGTAGTTATTGCTGAATAATCTGCTGTTTCCTTTTTCATGAATGCAGTATCATAAGATTGTATAACATGTTCTAATGGTGGAATATAATCATGCGTCCACTCGCGCCACCATTCACGTTTAATAATTGCACCTTCTTCTGAGGTTGGGTTTTGCATCCATTGTGCATTCCACTTTTGTAAACTGATCGATGATTTAACGCCTTCTAATTCTTCTAACTTCCAAAACTGTGGCCATACAGGTTTACCTGAAGGCATGATTGCAGGAAATTCTATAAGCTCCCACTTATCCGATTTAGTTTCACCTTGTGCTTTAAGTAATGCACCTGTTAAATCTTTTGTATTCCATCTTGTCATAACTAATACAATTGCTCCACCAGGTTGCAAACGCTGACGAGGTCCTGATGTATACCATTCATAAGCACGCTCAATAGCATCTATGTTCATAGCATCTTGTTCAGAATGTGGATCATCTATAATTAATAGATCTGCGCCTCGACCTGTGATTGCTGATCCAACACCGGCTGCATAGTACTCGCCGCCCTGTTCTGTCTCCCACTTACCCGCAGCTTGTGAATCTTCTCTAAGTCTTGTTTCAAACACTTGTTTATATTCAGGAGAGTCCATTAAATTCTTAGCCTTACGTCCAAATCTTACCGCAAGTTCTGTAGTGTGAGTTGATTGAATGATTTTAAGTTTAGGTCGTTTCCCAATCATCCAAGCTGGAAGCAAGAACGAAGAGAACTCAGACTTTGTATGCCTTGGTGGCATATTAATAATTAATCTTTTTAATTTGCCTTCAGCAATCAGATTAAATTTTTCTGCTATTATTTTATGGTGTTCACCTTCAACAAATTCTGGCCAAACATGTTTAACAAAAGACATGAAGTCAGTATTGATTCTTTCAAACTTTCTTTTTTGTTTTGCAAGCATACCTGCTTCAATAAATTCTTTTTGAATATCAGGTGGTAATAAATTAAATTTTTCTAAAGTCAGTTTCATAAAAATTTTCTGCAAAATTTTTTAGGATTAATTTTGGAACCTCCAAAGTATTTACAGCTTATATAAGTCTAAATCAAGCGCTAAAGCCCGATGTCCGGGACCCCTTTTTAAAAAGGGGTAATTAAGCTTATAAGATTAAAGTTAATTCAAGAAGTGTAGGGACCCCTAAGTCCGAAGTGCTCGAAGCTAGTAGCCCGTGACCTGCTACTAGCCGCGAGTGACTGAGGCTATCAGTCTAGTAATGTCATGTATTGTTT